GTGCCTTGTTCAATGCTTGGAGAGAAAGATGTCGTGTTCATGATGTTCACGATATACCAATTCGTTGTGTTGCCATGGTGGCTGATAAGTTTCCCGAGGCTAAGACTAAGAAGTTGTCTTTGATTTTTAAGGAATAAAGGGTGTTTTTATTTTTATATAATTTCTATATTTATTTAATATGGAAATTATAAGTGCTTATTTTATTAACGGCGCCTTGTAGTCTTTCTATGCTTTCTGCCCTTTCTTGTTTTCTTACCACCATTATATACTCTTTTCTTGTGTGATGAGCAATAAATTCTTTTCATTTTTTCTATATCATCAATAACCTTAAATTTACTCAAGGGATTTGTATACATTTCATCTCTAGGTATGGATACAATGTTGTTGTTATTTAATTCAGTAATAATATTTATAATATTATTTAATACGTTATTAACAAGGGGTTCTAATTTATTATCTATATAATTAGAATTAGGTTGAATAGCATTGTATGGTTTTCCATTTGTATAACTAAACCCTGCATTACTACCAAAAATACTAGGTTTATTAATATATTTATAAAAAATGCTATATTGTTCTATTATTTGATTCATTGCAATTATTCTAGATTCACTAACTATCTTAAATCTATTATATGTCATGCCAGAAGATGATACCTGACCCACTTCATCACTCAAATCACTAATATATTCTTTTAAATTTTCTATAAATTGATTATTATAAATACACCTATCAGTACCACGTAAGATACTAGTCATCTCTTTTCTATAAGATACCTTTAATTTAATATTGTCTCTCCTTCATGAAGAAGTCGCACAACCTTAAGAACTGACTGCCGTCCTAAACGATACGCACGCCCAACAACCTGCTTCTCCTCTTCTGGCGTCATTGCATGGAGTAAGACAACATGAGTAGCACTCACTAAATTTAGGCCGGCACCTGCACTCTGAGTCGGTAAGAATAGTACACGCTTTTCACCCGCCTCAAAGGACTTCACCGTATTTGCTATAACATCCTTGTTTCCTCTTAGTGTATGGTAGGTGACTCCATTTGTTTCACAATCTCTTTCAAGGGATACAAACGGATTTTCATAACGGCTGAAAACTAAAACCCTTGCATCGGGATTTTCTGTCAAGAATTTCATAAGTTGTTTTGATTTACTCAAAAGTTTTGGGGCTATCTCCTTTTTAACCTTTTTCTTCTTTTCATCAACTAGGCGAACTAGTTGATTAATCTGAACCGGTGCACGACATAGAGGACATGAAAGGCGGCGTGTAAGACTATTTAAGATACACTCACCGCAAAATATACGATGACAACATGGTGTCAAGGTTCCAGAATTTTGTTTAGGATCTTCATAACAAATTGGACAGTCCTCAGTGGTAGAAGCCGTTAAACGATCACGAAATACCTTCAATTGCTCTTCAACTGAAGCAATCTTTGTCTTAAGATTAGTAAGAGCCATTTCTTTTGATGCAGGTGTTGCATAGTCTAAGCCCTGTTTGAACGCTAGCGTTTTCTTAAGTTTTTCTAACTCTTTTTCTCTTTCATAAGTTGCTGCCTCCACTAAATTCATCGGCGTATCTGTTGAAACACCGAGTTCAGCCAAGGCCCCTTCAATATTACCAGCATGGATCATATTCTGAATATTTGGCGCTACAAGGGTCAAAACTGCTCTATGGCTTGCCGGCTGGTCACATAGCAGCGTTTCTTCAGTAATTCCAGGCATCTTTTGACTTTCAATTAAAAAGGGAGCAGAGCAATGTATAAGATTCATTCCTCTCAGTATATGACTTGAAAAGAAATCACGCAGCCAATTAGTGCTTCGTACTCTGAACCAGGATACACGACCACTAACAGTATTTGAATAACTAGTTATTCCTAATTCAGCTCTTAACCAGTTTCCAAGTTCTTCAGAAAAATTCTCCTGATGAACCTGGTAATAATCAAGAAGGGCTGGTCTTATATAGGTACCATTTACTAAGAAATTGGGCCATGTTGCAGTAATAAACCATGTAAATGGTGTTGATGGCTGACTATTACCCCCTGAAATATAAATGGAATCCGCTTCATCAATAAATACACTATTCCATGACATTGAATATTTAGTTGCAATTGTCTGAACCTCTTGATATAGTGTATTACTTACAAGAACAATATCACAATCCATAAACTTCTTTTTAAATTCTATATTACCAGAAAGATCTGCTGTATGGTATGGAGCAAGTTCTCTACTTGATTTTGCATAAAAAACATTGAGGGTTGTTTGTTTCTTACAGTATTCCTGCCATTGTCTATAAATTGTATGAGGAACAACAATTAATGATGGCGACTTCTGATTGTTTGTAAAATCATTTTTACAAATTGTAAAAAAGTTACTCTTACTATATGGATACAAGGTATTCATTGTAATAGTTGTAGGGTTGTTTTTCTTGTAGGCTATAAAAGCCAATACAGAAAGGCTCTTTCCTGAACCTACCTCATCACCAATAACACCATAATTTGTATAAGTTAAACTATTTTTGTAAGGTATTCCAGTCATACTTTCTTTTTCATGTGTTATCATTGCCTGAACTACTGCAAGTTGATGTGGCTTCATAGATACCTTTATTTCTGATGGCTGTTTTATTCGTGGTGATTCTATTGTTAAACCTCTTTTAAGAGCAACATCTAGAGTTTGTAGTATGGTTTCAGAATGCCATACAAGTGAACTAGTGTGATTAAGCAATAGGTTAGTAGAATCCATCTACACTATAGACCATTCTGTCTTTACGCTCATATATTTGTTTTGAACATGTTGATCATTTTACTGTCCGCAATAAAATTATGTAATGTTAAATTAGTCTTTTTTATATAAGGTGATTCCTTTTGGCGTAAAAAGTCCTTACTAAAAGTATTTTCTTCGTGGCTCATAACTAACATAACCTTAAAAGGGTCTAATTGAATCATGGGATTTATATAATCTTCAAGAAAACTTTTTTCCTCAGTATATATAACATCTTCGTCATATCGGTGCGTTTTTGCATATATTTTTCTATATGCTAGTGTACCATTTGTTGCATGGTCAGGGCCATAGGGTCCTAATTTAAAAATCTCTTGATTATCAGTAAAATATATATAAAGTTCACTGGATCCTGCCAAAAGAGTTTTTGGATTATTAATTAATTTTTCAACTGCATGTGAAACACGCTGTGGGCTATAATAATCATCATCGTCCATACAGACCATTATTTCTCCAGTTGCAAGATCATTTAACATATTGCGTTTTGCTCCAATATTTAGTTTTTCTTCTAAATAAACATATCTTATATTTGGAAGCCCTGCAGTTTCTTTCATAAGAATATCCTTACAGGATTCTTGACCGTCATCTAATATAATCCATTCCATATAGTTTTTTGGATAAGTCTGCGCCTTATAACATTCAACAAGACGTTTGATATATGGAACCCTATTGTAGGTCGGCGTTAACACCGATACAAAAGGATTTATCATTATTTATAATTAGTTTTAATTCCTTATATATGATCAGGCAACTTGTAAGGGAATAGAAGCCATATAAGTATCGTACTCGGTTTGTGCATGACTATCAGGTATCCAATAAAATGGCGCCCACAATACCTTACCAACACGAGTAGTAGCTGGTATTACACTGATAGGAAGAACTGTATACAATTTTAATCCTTCCTTGCTAATTGCTTTTATTATAGAATAGAATATAACAAAGGGTGAAAAAATAGGAATTGCACCATAGATAAAATACAAGATACGATAAGCGGGTGCACGGCCTATTGCTATATTTGCCGCAAGACTACCACATAAAATAAAGAAAAGAAATATAATAAGGCCAAAAAATACGGAGGTTGCTGTAGATAATACGGTTGAGCCTAAGGTAGCTGCATCAATATTTTGTTCTTCTTGTTTTTTCTTTGCACCTTCTTGTTGTGCTATTAAAGTGTTTAACTGACTTGTTTCCATTTTACTGAAATTATTTATAGAATTATTAATTATATTAATTACATTACTATCAGTAAAGGTGGATGTAATATTATCTTTAATTTTCTGAAATTCTTGAGATAGATCTGTCTTAGAAAGAGTTGCTTTGTTTTTATCATACCATACTTTTCCTGTATTAATAATGGGCATGAAGGCGGTTTGTTTATCCGCTGTTGTAAGCTTCTGGTCAACAAGCTGTTGAATAATTGGCGGTAGACCAATGAGAGTATTATAATATTGTTGTTTAGGAGTATTTGTTTTTATATAAACATTTATTTTTTTAGTTATATCATCTCTTTTTGTTAAAAGCTCGTTAATATTTGCATTGGGATTATCTTTTAACCATTTAATAGTTTCTTGTATTGTTGCATAAATAAGTGATCCAGTTTCGGGGGTTAATGCTTTTCTTTCTATATCAGCATCTGTATTTGATTGTAAGGAATCTAGATAATCATTAAATTCAACACGAGCTTTTCTTAAAACTTCTAATGTTTTAGTACTAGGTGTATTATTTGGTTTAGAACCAAAGACACCCATCAGGCTCTACTCTATTTACGCCTTAATACTTTTCTAGTCTTTCTGAGACGCTTTTTACGATGTAGTCTTTTTTTAGATTTTTTTCCACCCCCCATATGATTATATTCCCAATTTAACCATCTTGGATAATTTGTATTTTGACTATAAGGATTGATATTTCCCATATTTAATACTTCATGATTGGGTGATTGAGGATCAGAATTAGGCGTTTGAGGATTAGGATCAGATATTGGTAGTGGTGGTAGTGCTTGTAATTGCTCCCATACTATATCAAACTCTGGAGGTGTTGAAATATAGCTTCTAACCCGTTTTATTGTATTATAATATCTTAATCCATTGTGTCTAGGATCACTTGAATGTATGAGATGTAATACTTCATTTTTTCTTCCATTATCTGAAACTCCACCACGAAATGAAGTACTCATAGTGATATCTACAAAGGCTAAACGAGGTCCTGTTCTATCTTCACAACCTAATAAAACACATCCATTACCTTGACAACGAGGACGATCCTTATTACTTAATTCTTGCATATATCCGCTGTGATTACAGACATCTGTTGGACAATGACCGACAGCAATTAGATGAAATCTGTCTTGACCATTAATACTATTATCACAGACACTTTGTTTAGAGCCATGTGAATAAAATCGTGACCATAAAAACCCAAATTCACTTGATAAATACTCATTAGTTTCTCCCGTAGTTTCTATATTTAAGAAAAAATTTATATCATTGTCAATTAGATTTTGCATTTGTATAATATCATCTATCATAGTTCCATATTCATTATGTAGTCCGCCATGGACACATGCAAGTTCACGGCCAATAGTAATTATAAGGTATGGAGATAAAAGATAAAAAAAAATTAGACAATTTCTTCTATTCGTAAAAGCAGGGCTTACTCTTACTGCATTATTCCTACTAACAAACCTTCTATCTGTATTATCGCCGAAATATTTTTTTGCTGTAGTATGAACATAGTCATTATAAAACTTTTCTTGTGTTGAACCAGCAAACATATCTGTTTGTATTATAGTATGCCAGTCATGATTTCCAATTGTGAAACGAACTTCAGCTCCATTAGCTCTTGCTTTTATTCTTAAATTGTATATAAAAATATGTAAGAGAATTTCTATATTTCCCCAAGGATCTCTAATATCACCATCCCTACGACCATCTACTAAATCACCAATAATAACTAATAAAAAATTATGTTGTCTTACTCTAAAATCTGAAATAATATTAATAATATCATCAATTTGGGTTATATAATCTTTATATGCTGGTGATGCACTATTATCTGCATGTGTTGTATAATATCTATCAATTATTCCATTATTATAAAGAATTAACATAAATTTTTCTAAATCTGCATGTATATCACTTGTTAATAAAACTCTTTCATATTCTTCAGGTCTTATATCATGCGGTAGTCTTAATGATGATTCAGAAAGACGAAGTTTTTCAAGTATATTTATTGGAAGGTCAGTTAATGGATTATCAAATACTGGATTACCACTTGCATCTCTGCGAAATAGTGATCTTATATCTTCAGAATTAATCAGGACAGAATTTAAACCGGCTGACATATCTAAATATAGAACACATAATAGATATATGGGTAAAACACGGCACCAAACACGAAAAAAGAATTCATTTTCATACGAGGTTGCAGTACCTTCATATAAAAGGCCTGAAACTCTTCGTGATAAGACCTTGACTATTTTAAAGGCATACCGAATTCCATCTGATAAAATTACGGTCTTTGTGGCGGATAAGGAACAGCAGAAAATTTACGAGGAAACACTTATTACTGGAACCTATGGTAAGATTGTGGTTGGTATACAAGGTATGGGGGCCATTCGTAATTTTATTACAGAATATTATCCAATCGGAACACCGATTGTAAATATTGATGATGATATCAAAGGTTTTTTAGAATATGATTCTACTAAACCAAGAAAGGAAAAGCCATTGCGTAGTCTTCTTGCAGTGATTAAACAAGGTTTTTATGAATGTGAAAAAGCGGGTGCACGCCTTTGGGGTGTTTACCCTGTAGCAAATGGCTATTTTATGAAGCCAAAGGTTAGTACAGACCTTCGTTATATTATTGGAAGTTTCTGGGGATGTATAAATCCAGGAATTAAGGTAGCAAGGGTTACTCTTGATGATAAGGAAGATTATCAACGAAGTATCTTATATTATAAAGAGGATAATGCGGTTGTAAGACTTAATATGGTTTCTCCAAAAAGTTCGTATTACAAGGAACCCGGCGGCATGCAAGAAGAACGAACAAAGGAGCGAGTTGAAAAGTCTGCAAGGTGGCTAGTAAAAACCTATCCCGAGTTTGCTGTTTTGAATCCAAGTAGAAAAAGCGGATTTATGGAAGTGCGTTTAAAAGATACCCGTGCTGTTAAAGAGGAAGATGATGAATCATTATAAGGCATACTTCAAACCACCATATCCAGATTCTATAACGAAAAAGTTAATATTTTCTGCGAAGACTGTAACATCATATACATAGGTTGGATTTACAGGAAGTGCCCAAGGATTTAAATCAAGTTGAAATATTCTTATGCGACTTGCATTTATACTTCCACTTGGCTGATCATCTGGACTATTAAGACTGAAGTTTATAATAGGCATATACTGAGATTCTGGTAGACTACCGCCACTAACTGTACGATACTGCTGCACATTTGTATAATAATCAATTGGTTTTTCTTCCTGATACTCATTTCCATCAAGAAGAACTCTGAGTGTATTTATAATTTGTGGCTGTGCATTTGGAACCAAGGTGCCACTTGACATCAATAAATTCTGTACAAGAGATGCCCCTGGTGTTGCTAGCCACGGTGCCTTTGTTGGATTTACCCAATTTGTATAATTTGCCACTTGATTTCTATAAATATATGAGTCAGATCTTCGTGGTATAAGAAATAGTCGTGTAATTGGATTACTTATTTCTAAGTCAATTGTTGTTCTTGTATATATATTTGGATTATTTATAGTGGTAACTTGATTTACTAAATATGTTAAAGGTGTAGTAGCAAATATTTTTCTTTCAGCGTCTGTTAAAAAAATATATGAAGCCTGTATATTTGGATTTAAAAACCAGGTATTTAATGCTGGAATCGCCTGGCTAAAATCAGTTGTAAAAGCTCTTATTTCAGCAGAAGGGTCATAGTTAGGAACATAAGTCAATTTACCTAAGGAAATATCTTGCTGTGATGAAAGTACACGATATCCAGGACGAACACGAAACCCTGAAGGATCTAAGACTGTATATAATTCTTGTATGGGTTTAAGAGTTAATTGTATTTCACATTCGTGATATTGTAGTCCTACAAGGGGTAATGCTTTCTTAATAGATTCTGAAAACCAAAGAGGTAAGGGAAGATATATTGTTTTTGCAGCTATACTAGGTCTATTGGTCTGTTGTGTAGCTCCCACCTGATTTATTACTGTAGGATAGCCTACAGATGTTTGACCACCTGCGTACATTCCAGACTTAGGATCTATTAATTCAGGAACTTGGCCGACTAAATGCTTCCATTTTTGAACAGTATCTGTGTCTAAGTCTGCGTGGGTTTTTGCAATTATATAATCACTATTAAATTCCTGTATCTTTGTTCCACCAACATAGAAGGCAAGATTATTAATAATTTGTGCGCCTATATAATCAGTCCATTGAAATTCATATTGTGATGTTCTAGAGCTTGATGGTTCAACATATTTGCTGTAAATAGCTGGAAGATTAAAGGTAAATGTTAGATCTGTTACAAGATCAGCTACTCGCTTTATCTTTGCTCGTAGACGAATAGATTGGTCAAAGAAAAGTTCATTTGGACCTTCTAGTTCCAGTGTTGTATTTTCAATGGCAAAATGTGAATAGCGTTTAAACACCTTATAAAAATAAGTGAATTCAGGGTTACCATTCAAAATAACATTTTGTGATCCATAACTAACAAGTGCTAATAAACCACCACCGGGCATATCTTCCTGTTTATCAGTTGATAGTTATATTTAGGTTCTAGTTTGTTTTGTCAAACACTAAAATTTAAGAACTTTTAAGTCTTAAATTTTAATATTATAGTGATTTATTAATTTGTCCACCAACTGTCCTCCAAATAAGGTGGTGATTCTTCTTCACGCTTATCTGTCTTTGAACTTGGGCCACCAGATACTAAGGATTGAATTTCTGTATATGACAGAGCATAACTGAAATATACTAAATTACTGAAGTTGCCATTATAGGTTCCAAATATTAGTAGATTTTTACCATTTAATGATGGTATCTTATCACTTAGTTCGGTTGTTATTGTTAATGGTCTTTGATTAAAGAGATATAAGTTGCCGAAGTTCTGATATAAGACACCATCAGTAATCTTCATCTTATTTTTAAGATTGCCATTTATATACACTTCAACGGAATTGTCTCGTGCTAAAACAACAACATGGACCCATTTCTTTACAGGAATATTTTCAATATCAATGTAATTATTCCATGTCTTTGACGAGTTCATATATACACGGAGTGTATTTGTCTCTGAATGTAAAAAGACACCAGGACCTAGAAGAGGATATGGTACTGGATGTCCCTTGTGTAAAATGTGTAGCAAGCCTTCGTCACCGTTCTTAAAACTAGAGGGATCAATCCATAAGAAAAAACTATATGAAAATTCAGCCCCTGATCTTTCATTATCTGATAGAGGAAGTAGGGCCGCGTCTTTAGCATTTGGATTCTGTTCATAATTGCGCATTTTATCAGTAGCAGCGACTGTTAGTGGCAAAATATCAACACGAGTTCCTGAAACAGCCTTGAAACTTTTATAAAGAAGTTCTACAGAAAGTAGAACAATATAAAGTACAGTACATATAAGTATTCCAATTATAACCTGTGCTAAAATACCTGTACCAGATAAAAATGAAGGCATATTAGATGACGAACTATTCATCTTATCTCTATATTTGGCAATGTAGAATTTAACCGGTGATATTTTGCTTTGGATAATCAAGAGACATTGCGGCAGTTGGATTAAATATTGATGTTATATATTCTGTTAGTGAATATTGGGGACCGGGTCCATTCATATATAACTTCCAGATTTGTTCGGGATTTAATGCATAATTATATGCACTTACATTACTTATAAAACCGCCAAAGCCATTTGACTCGCATAGCTTTAATTTAGTATTTATTTTATCAACCTTATAGAAAGAAGGGAGTACACAACTTCTTGTTAATTTTCCATCAATATATACATCACATGTCTTATTATTAAGTGTAACTGTTATTTGTACCCACTTTTGCATATCAATTGATTTGATATCACATGGCATATTTGGGTCAATAAGGCTTGAATCAGTTACTGTATTATTAAATAGACCTGTAACCGTAGCTGTATTCAAATTAACACTGTTGCCGGTTTCATCACTGGGTCTAGTTTGGATACGAACAGATAATGAATTTTTATAAGGGCCTAGGTATAATAAGCATGTTAAGAAACTGTCTCCACCAAAACCTAATACATATTTATTATAACCATTGCGTACTGAATAATCATTTATATATATCCAGGCATTAAATGACACTTCACCACCTTCATAAATTGCCGGAAGACCATCGCTTAATGTTATGTAGGGTGTTCCTGGATTTGATGTCTTAACAGCATTGAGAAGTACTTTGCCTTCAAGGCCGGCCGTACTAGTTAAAAAACTGTACAAGTAATATATTAGTACAAGTACGACAAGAACAAATACTATTTTTGGTAAAGTACCTGAAGGTGTTACTGATTTAACTGCATTCGTTGCGGTTTCCATACTCTATCTACTATACAAATAAACATTAAAACCAGGATAGTAATTGAAGCGGTCTAAGCATATGGCGTCTTCCATTTCTTTAAAGGATCAAATGCCGGTTGAGGTGCCGTACTAAAACAAAACATACCATTGGGGCAACCAATATTAGGAAGGAATTTAGATAAATTAGGTATTACATTATCAGTAGGTAAAATGGGTTTATTGCGTGTATCAGATGTTTTTTTTAAATCGTCTAGAATATCGTTTATATGATATTCTGTCGGTATAATTCTAGGATATACATATGTTCCTGACAGGCGTAAATCACCAATTATAAATTGTGAAGAGTTTATTGTCGGGTAATTTAATGTACGCTTACTTAGTACAACAACGCCATTATAATAAACAGTATAACGGCGACCTTCTCTAACAATTGCTAATTGTACCCATTTTTGTTCTGGAAAATTTTTAATAGGGAAGGTTTCATAAGAAGCGGCGTTATTAGAATCTTGTGTCTTTATAACAAGCGTTGTAGTCTGTGGTTTCTGAATATTACCTGGATTTATTAATAATTTAAGAGAATTCTCTAGTTCTATTATTCTTACTGGTTGTGCATCAGTATTTATAGATGATGTTTTATTATTTAGTTTGCATTTTATATAAATAAGAATTGTAGAAGATGGTGGGACCATAAATAAATCTCTAACTTTGCCAGCACTTCCAACTTGTTTTTCATTCATATCACCATAGTTCGGGGTTAAAGTTTCAACCATTGAAGGGCGAAGTTTTGAAATAACAAGAAAAGATATTAATATACTAAAAAATAGTAATATTAATATACCTATTAATATAGAAGATAGGCTCATACTACTTGAACTCTAGTTTATTTTGCCACACATGAATCTGGAAGAGTTTTAACATTAAAATCTGCGTCACTGGATCCATAGGATCTAAATTCGGCTGGACTTACTGGTCTTGACCAGAGGCGTAGATTTGCTACTTGTGCCGTATTTGATAAAATAGTTTCTGTTGGAGGTTGAAATCCCCCTACAACATTCTTTATAGATTCAGGAAATGCCTTACTATTTAGTAAGTATCCATTTACATAGATTTCTAGGACCTTTGATCCTATAAAGACTCCTAGACGAACTGGTTTTCCTACAGGAACATTAGGAATCTTAAGTGTTTGAAGAATTGGACTTGATTGTATCTGATTCATTGTTTGAATAGATACAAAAACATCATTTAATAATGGATCAAGGTATACACATAGATTAAAATTTGGGTTTACTGTTAAAATTGTACCAGTGCTAGGATAGGTTGAAGGGTAAGTAAATGCTGGACCTCTTGATAGTAAAACACGAGGCATTCCAGTGTGCGCAGTTGGATTATCAACTTGAAAGTCTAGAAGAAAACTCCAATTTTCAGCCTTAGTTCCAACAACAGTATCAATATCAGTTAATGGTGTAAGTTTTTTAGGATCATTCCAGTATAAAACTGAATCATTAGAACCGGGAAGGCTTATTATTCCCTTATCACCTGGATTTAGACGAAAGATAGGTGTAATTGTGTAATTTACTAGTACTAAAATTAATAGTGTAATAATTGTAAATATAACAAAATAATAGAAGTATTGAAGTACACCTGATTGCATGCCATTTTCCATCGCATATGAATTATTGTATGAATTATTTGACCCAAATATTCCACCTCCTTTTTGAGACTGTGGCATTTCCTATTTGATAGTTCATTTGTTTTTTCTTGTTCCTGTTTTTGTGGAAAAATGAATGCGTTTATAATATGCATTTGTTGGACCATTCTTACAGTTAATTAGTTTTTCTCGTAAATAACATACAAAACTTATTCTTGTAAAAGGTTTTTCTTGGCCAAGCGTACCAGTTGAAAGTGAGTTTAGATAAAGAATCGGAAGTTTCTTATTATATTCTTTCTGTTCCTTGGTCTCTGTCATTTCCGTGTTGCAGTGCCATTCATGTACATCCATGGCAAGAAAATCGCCGGTGCGAACATTAAAACCGATTTTATACCTGGGGAAACATGTGGCTCCTCCACTGTATTGACCATATTCTAGTACAGTAAGATTGCCAAAGCCTTCTTTAAAGTCGCCGTCGTCTTTGTGTAGTGCTGTTCTGAAGTTGCGATTTAATGTAACACTGCTGAAAGCTGTATCATCAATTTGATAGTTCGGATTTGACCTTGCACGCTCATATTGTTTCTTGTGGTTTTCTGGGATCAATGCCTTAAAACATTTATCAATTTGTTGTAGGAATGGAATACCTTGTTTAAATTGTGAGAAGTATTTCTGGGTATAAGAGGTTAGACGGCATGGAAGACCCATGAACGGTGTGGCGTCAAAATATCCAAGAACACTGCTATAAACATTATTATTTACACGCATTTTTCCTCCATTTGCATCTAGGGCCGACCAACCCTTAATATCAACTGGCTTGCGTTTCTTCCAATATTCAGACTTAGTTTGAATTGGTCCAGCGGCGGCTCCACGATTTCTTGATGGAGCCGCAGTTTTGTAAAAGGCTTCCCATCCAAGTTCCAGAAGATCCTTCGGAATGACATTTTTACGAAAACGGGCCAATAACTTCTTGGTTTTTGCATCATAGATGTCTACATCTTCATCATATATCTTCATACCAGTTTCATCAAAGTAGGTTCCTTCACGGGCTTTTATTTCGTCATCTGTC